TCTGATGCACGAGCAAGTAATGCTGGCAAATCAGAACTAGGAAAACTTGTAACTCCAGCAACGAAGTCAAGATATCTTTCAGTGTCTACAGTCATCTTTTACCAATATAAAAAAATGGTGATATAAATTGGAAACATATAAATCTCCTCTTAAAGAATATAACCCATCTCCAAGTTTTTGTCAAGTTTATATTACCTTCATTTACTAAAAGCATTTGAGATTTTTGATTATTAACTTTAAATATATGTTTCTTATCTTTAGTCATCCACATAGCAAAAGTATATCTCGATCCAGATGTAGTTCTAGTAACTCCATGAGGATGACTTCTTCCAGAAGGAAAGATAATAAGTCTTCCAGTCTTACCAGGATATTCTTTACCATGCTCTGGAAAAATAGTATGCCCTCCTTCATAATCTTCATTTAAACATAAGACTGCAGAATAGTCTCTTTGTGCAGTGTTATGTTCTAACTTTGGATCATTAATATGCATATTATCACAATGAGGAGTTAGTTCATTATCAGGGCCCCAATAAACTACATTACTAAAATCAGGATAAAGATATTCTTCATTATAATACCCACAAGTTGCACAAATAATTCTGTAATGAAGTGACTCTATTAGAGTCCTAACTTTACCATCAAATATATCATTAGATGGAACTGTTCTATTATCCCAAAAATTATTCGATTGCTCTCTCATCGTTTGCTTTAAAGATTTCTCTTTCGATGGACGATTATATTCAGAAAGAATTCTTTTATAATTCACTCTTCTAAAAGTATTTTTAGATACACGTTTAGAAGATCTATGATAATATTCTATTAATAATTTACATTCCTCTGGAGATAAAAAATTTTCAATCTCCAGAGGAAAATCTGTTCTAAAAGGTTTAGTAAGTGTATCCCGCAACGAATAATTTTTCATCTGATGATGGTTGAGAATTAGGAACGTATTGTCCTTTTGCTGCTTCAGAGTTTGCTTGTGCTCTTGCAA